TCAATGTTGGCGAAGACCATGGCCCGCCTGGAATACTGCAGCATCCGGTCCATACCCCACTTCAGAGCTGCCGAGAGGGCGATCATCTCCGGGTCGGACTTGTCCGGCCATATGTCGAGCAGTTGTCCTTCGCTGAGATTAATCATCCTCGATTCCTCCGTAGACGACGTTCCTGGTGCCGATCTTCCCGACGGATGCCTTCGGGATCACCTGATAGACCGGCTTCGTGACCTCGACGCGCTTGGCGCCTGCCACGACCATCCGCCTGATCAGCTCGGAGGAGTTGATGTCCCGGCCGATCTTGGAGTCCTGCCAGATGATATAGGCATCGATCGCGGCATTGACCGCGGTCTGAATGGTCAATGCCTTCGCGGTGTCGCTCTTGTTGATCCAGTACTTCACGTTCAGATCGTAAGGTACGGTGTCCGGGGCTTTGACGGTGACGTGATCAGTCAGCGGGCGGATGTTCTCGTCGCCGAGGAAAGACTGCAGGCCGTCCAGCAGGTTCTGATCCGGCAGCTGTCCTCCGTCCATCAGAACCTCCACGGTCACGTCGACCGGGTCGCTGCTGTCCACGTAGACGTCGACGATGCCGGTGTTGTAGGTCTTGGCCCAGTAGATGTACGCATCCTCGGGGCCTGCGACAGAGTACTTGGACGGAGCCAGGTAGACCTGATCAGTGAGATCATCGTCATCCTCTTCGTCTGTTCCTCCCGAAGGCTTGCTGATGTTTTCGACGCTGGCCACATATGGGATCGGCTCCGTCAGGATCGAAATGTCCCCGACTTCCGGATCATTCCCGTCAGTGCCTGCCTTCAGTGCGGTCGCGTAGACGTCGGCAGTGAGATCCCCGATCGGGATCTCTGCGTACTCCTCCGTCGCGTAATAGTTGAAGCCGTCCGTCACGGTCGTCCCCTGCGGGATCCCGATCGCGTCCGGCCTGGTATCTGAGAGGGTGAAGCGCATCAGGACTCTGGCTGGTTTGGCCGGCGCCCTGGCGATGCCCTTGCCTGCTGCGAGGTTGTCCAGGTAGTCCCCGTAGGAATATTTCAGGAGGTTCATCTTTCCGCTCCTGTCCGCGTAGAGCCAGCCCTGGTAGATGTAAACTGCGCAGGCGTTCAGGAGCAGGGTCATCGGATCAGCATCCTCAAGCTCGATCGGTTCATCCGCTGCTTCCTCGTAGGTCTCCTCGTAGACCTTCTTCATCCCATCCTTCACGTCCTGAAGAGTCGCGTCGTCGATAAAGCTGACGTCCGGTAAATTTGCTATTTCAGGAATCATCACGCCCTCCTTCCGATCAGGATCCGGATCTCGGCGCTGCCATTTTCTTCGTCATGGCCCGCCAGCTCCACGCTCCTGATCTCAACTTCAGGGTGATATAAGGCAGCCTTGTCAGCCAGCTCGACGGCGAGGATGTTCGCTGCCTTCGTCGGGTTCTTCGAGATGAAGTTCCCGGTCAGCCCGAAGCCCCTGCTGCCGGGGAGCGTTCCCTCCCTGGTGATCACCAGAGCCTCGATCCTGTCTCTGTAGACTTCCGGATCAAGCTCCGGATCCTCTGAAAGTACTGTCACTGCCATCCTGCTTCCTCCTTACGGGGCCTCTTTCAAGGTGATCTCGACCGTTGCCTTGACAAGTTCACCCTGGTTGTAGATCGTGTCCCATGCTTCGCTGCAGCTGGTGATCGCGACCTTCTGGCTCCCGAGGATCTTGCCACCGATAACGAGCCAGTCCGTCGTCCCCTCGTTGACTGCCTTCTCGATGCTTTCGAGCGTCTTCCTAGGCTTTGCTCCATGTTCAGCCGAGAGCACGATCTTCATTTTCGTCTCCGCAAGGTCCGGCCCGAGAAACTCCATCTTCGGACGCTTCGAGACGATCTCGTGAGTCTTCCATCTTCCGGAGATCTCTCGCTTCACATCTTGAGGAGCCATGATCCTTCGGTCATTGACCTCGAAGACGATCGTCTTTCCGAAAGCCCCAAGGCCTCCTCTTGCGGCTGCGTTGTCAATGATTTCGGTCTGCTGGATCCGTATGGCACGCTGTGCGGCTTGCTGCGCGGCTTGCTGCGCTCTCTTCGCTCTCTTCACTGCTTCACGGGTTTCCCGGGCGACGAGACTGGCGATCGTCTTATTGCTTTTTTTATTTTTGTTTTTTTTGGCTGTCTTGGCCTTCTTCGCAGCTTTTTTAGCAGCGGCCGAGGTCTTCTTTTTTGCCTTCTTCGCCATCTCTCCTCCTTACTGCTGAGCCAGCAGATCGGACAGGAGGATGCTCCCATGGTCTGTCGTCAGCTTAATCTCTGAAGGAACTCTCAGCTCAAGGACTCCGTCCTTGTATCTTGCGTAGGCTTCGCCCGGATAGGGTCCCAGCTCCTTCCTGAAGAGGCCCTCGCCGAACTCTTCCGGAAGGTTGTCCTCATTCCAGAACGTCCCCAGGACGACTCCTGCCTGAAGGCCGTTGGAGAGATGAACGACGAGCACTTCGTCGCCGATGTCTGGCATCTTGTACTCGCCGCCGACCGTCAGGACCGGGAAGAGGTCCGTCGTATCGTCATCCATGTCCGGATATGTAACGGAGATCAGCCCGTCCTCGTAGTCGATGCTGGAGACGTTGCCGATCCGGATCGCCTTCTCCATCTTTCATCCCTCCTTACTTCTTTTTCGTAGTCTTCTTTTTGGTAGTCTTCTTTTTGCCGGTGCTCTTCTTCGTGGTTGCTGTGACTGTTGAGGCGATTCTCTTCTGGCACTTGTGCATCTCGATATGCTGGGATGCTCCGCCGGATCCGGAGACGCTTGTGGTCGAGGAGTCGACAAAGTACTTACCGTCAATTTTTCCCATGCCGCTCACCTTGACGGTGGCCGCGGCTACGATGTTCGGGTTCGGCCAGATGTTGCCCGAGAGCGTCGTGATCTGCTCGTTCGCCTCGTTCACCTTGGCGGCTGCGATCAGCCGGGCTTCTGCTGCATTATCCGCCTGCTCCGAGACTTTGTACGTCCGGGAACCTGGCGAGTTCTCCTTCTTGAATCCCACGAAGAGGGTCTTCGTGGTGGCCTTCTTTTTCTTGGTCTTCTTCTTGGCCCTCATGATCGGAGCGGCGCTGGCAGCCGTGAGAGTCGGAGCCGGATCCGGCGCAGCCATGGCCATCGGCCTGGCCGGCGCCTTCTTCTTGGTCGTCTTCTTTTTGCTGCTGCTCTTGATCTTGTATGAGATCTTCGCTCCGGTGTAGCTTCCGTCCAGGGTATCATTGTAAGTCCAGCTGTCTCCGATGAAGGACTTCCTGGTGAGCGTCGCGACTGGACTCTTCGCCTCATACCGGCCCTTGTCGTAGATCACGATCTTCCCGCCGAACACCTTCATCCCGAAGCCGTACTTCTTCGTCAGATCGTAGAGGAAGGCGGAGTCTGCTTTCTCGCTTTGCTCCAGAGTTTTGATCTTGCAGGTCTTCGCGTCATAGATCAGCTTCAGCTTGTACCTGCGGCAGATCGTAGACGCCAGCTTCTTGATGTAGGTGTTCTTCCAAGTCTTAGTCCTCATCTGAGACTTGAAGGACTCGGACGCGGGGATGGCCAGCCCTCCGAAGGATGCCTCCATCGGGCCGCCCCTCATCTGGATGTCATCGAGGATGTGCTTTCCGACGTCCAGAGTCAGGTCCTGGCCTTCAGAGTTCCAGCTCTTGAAGACCAGCTTGCCGGTGATGTTGTCGCCTTTAACCGGGAACCACGCCCCGGTCCATTTCATGTCGATGTTCTGCAGCTCGATCTTGATCTCATCGCTCGATCCGGCTGCGACGTCCTTGTATGTTACGCTCTGAAGATATTGGGCGAGGGTCGTGTCGACGTTCTTCCCATTAAAGTTCAGACTCGCCTTCGCTTGTCTCGGCATCCTCCTCGTCCTCCTCTTCGTCGTCTTCCTCGTCATCTTCGATGAACTCTTCCAGCTCGTCATCATCCTCCGAGGTCTCCGGGTTCTCCTGCCTCCACGGCGGAAGAAGCTCGTCATCTTCTTCATCGAGGTCCGGGATGCTGATCTCGGTCCCCGATGAAAATACCAGGACGTCGGCGAGATCCCAGTTCTCCTCGATCAGGTCCTTCATGTAGGACTCGTCCCCGAAGAGCTTGTAGGCGATCAGGTCCCAGGTGTCTCCCTGCTCTGTCGTATAAAATCCCGCCATGTTTCCTCCTTACGCGAAGCTCACCCGGCTCTTCTGCCTCATGTATTCCTGCATCTTCCGGTTGAACTCCGCCTGGCTCATCTTATCCACCTGAGCGACGTCCTCCTTGGATGTCTGCCCGTAGAAGTTGTAGCTCGGTGAGTAAACGAACTGCGCGCCGGTCTCTGCCGGCTGTGCTTCCTGGCCTCCATTGGCAGCAGTCTGTCCGACGCTGTGAAGGACTCCGGTCCTGAAGCCTGTCGCGACATCCGGTGCCGTCATGTCCATCATCGGATCAGCCAGCGAGCTGGCTGCCGCTTTCTGCACATCCGATCTCATCGCTGCCAGGCCGTTGATGAAGCCCTGCCCGGTGAACATACCAGACTGAGCGAGGACCCGGGACGGGGAGTGGATCTGCAGAGCGCTGTTGATGGCGTTCTTCGCACTGTTTGCGATGGATGCCGCAGTCGCTGCGACTGATCCGGCCATCGCGTTCATGCCGCCGATGAACCCGCTCATCGCCTGGACTCCGCTCGAGTGAAGCTGCGGAGAGAGTCCCGAGAAGGCGCTGATGACCGAGTTCCTTGTAGATGTTGCTGTCCCCTGAGCGGTCGCTCCGCCTGCCGCGAGGCCTGTGTTCAGGCTGCTCATGCCCGCGGTCCCGGCCTGTCCCATCTGAGGAGACAGAACGCTGAACGCGCTGACCATGTTGGTGCCTGTTGTCGCTGCGGTCTGCTGGGTCTGAACTGCTCCGGTCTGGACGCCTGTGTTCAGACCATCCATGGCCGTCGTGCCTGCTCCCTGCAGCCCTGCGGTTCCCTGGTTGAAGCTCTGCAGGAGGTTCTGTCCCGCCTGCGTTCCTTCGGTTGTCATGCCGCTCGTGAGTCCTGACATGATGCTCGAAGTGTCGACCGAGGCTCCGGCCCCCGTCCCAAGGGAAGAGAGCGCGGTTCCGATCGACTGCTGAAGTCCGGATCCGAGAGAGGTTCCCGCCTGGGTCCCTGTCTGCTGCAGCTGTCCCTCGGCTCCGTTCATCTGGCTCATGATCTGGTTGATCATCTCCTGAGTCGACTGGGTAGCCGCTCCAGACTGCGACTGCGTCATGGCGTCAGCCTGCTGCTGAGCGCCTGCGACGATACTCTGAGAGAGTCCGTCGTTGTATTCCTGGCCGCCCTGCTGGCCCGCCTGATAGATCTTGGAGAAGTCCGGCTTCCACTCTTCAGCCGCCTGCTGGGTAGCTGCGGAGTATTGCTTCCGGGACTGCTCGTCTGCAGCCTGCTGCTTATCGTGATCCGTGGCCTGCCCGTTTGCCTTCTGCTGGTCGTACTTGACGACATCGGCAGCGCCGGCCACGCCCTGATCAGCAAGCTGCTGCGCGGTGTAATAGGTCTGGCCGTTGTCGTTCGTATAGCGGCCGTCCATGGTCTCGGTATATCCGGCGATGTCTCTCTGAACGTACTCGGTGTTCTCGCCGGTAAACCAGTTCTTGAAGTCCTCCCAGAGTCCGGTGACCATATCGACCAGGCCCTGCCATGCAGCGATAAAGCCGGCTTTGATCCCTTCGAGGATCTGCTTTCCGACTTCCAGCCAGTCGATCGACATAATCGCCTCGCCGATCTGCACGAAGAGTCCCGGGATCGCCTGAACCAGGGCGACGATGCCCTGAACGATTCCGGATGC